AACACATAGACTTCAGAAAACAATGGATAGGTGATAAATTAGATATGCTAATGGCAGACTTTACAGAATCTACAGATTTTGCTGAGAAAGAAGACTCTCCAGCAGTAGAAGTAAAAGAAACAAAAGCAAAAACTAAAAAAGCAGAACCAATTGAAGAGAAGGAATAGATGATAGACTTTACACACGAAGACATTGAACGTTTGTGGAACTCGATTATACATTACGTCCCCGAAAGACAGAAATTGGACATGGCTATTGATTTCATTAAGAGTTTAGAAGATATCGGTGTAGAGCATGACGAGATAAAAGCGTCTGCAGAATACGATCCAAAACTTGAAGAAGCTGTCAACACTGTGTTTGAGGAAGATGAAGTGGACAAAGATGGATATAGCGAGGATGAATGATAAACTGGTACAACGAAGTAAGCAGAAATCTAGCTAAAATACCTGACTGCGTAGCATACTATGACGCAGAACTCGTTGAAGCAAAGAAACAATGCAAAGTGTATGGCAATCTAGAACGTGCCAGTGCATCGTTGCCGGGCATAGTTGAAGAAAGATTTAGCCAACTGCAACACCTCGAAGCAATACTCGAATACCTAAACATAGAGCTGAGAAGATTAAGATCAAAGACTTTCAGAAAATTCCTAGAGAACTACAACAAACTATTAAGCAGTAGAGATGCAGAGAAATATGTTGACGGCGAAGATGATGTCGTAGACATGACAAAAATTATAAACGACTTCGCGTTGATACGTAATCAATGGTTAGGAATAACCAAAGGATTAGATCAAAAACAATGGCAGATTACAAACATTGTCAAGTTGAGAGTAGCGGGGATGGAAGATGCCGACATCGGCTAGTAGAATCATATTAACAGACGTAGACGGAGTGTTGTTGGAATGGGAACGTCACTTCACCAAGTGGTTACAACTACGATCATACTTTGACAAAAACGGAAACAGAAATTATCCATATAAGTTAGTAGACACTAGTCATGATGACTACGAAATGGCCAATAGATTTGGCCTCGGCAAGGATACAATCAGACAAGAGATCAGAGAATTTAATAGAAGTGCTTGGATGGGAACACAGCGACCTATGTTGGAATCACAAACTTGGATAAAACTGTTACATGCTGAGGGATGGACCTTCGTACCGATAACCTCGCAAACGTCGGACATACCGGGACAAGAGCTACGTAAGAAAAGATTAGGTGAATTATTTGGCGAACACGTTTTCACAAATTACCACATTTTAGGCACCGGAGCAGACAAGGACAGTGCATTAGCAAACTTCCACAACACAGGGCTATATTGGGTCGAGGATAAGCCTAAGAACGCATTAGCAGGGCTCTCATACGGTTTAAAGCCTATATTAATAGACCATCCATACAACAAAGATTTTAATCACCCCGACATCATACGTGTAAATAACTGGAAACAAATACACGAGATATTATCCAAATGAAAATATATGTAGGTTGGGATCCAAGAGAAGACATAGCATACCAAGTGTGCGAACACTCTATCAAACGTAGAGATCCCGAAGCAGACGTACAACCATTGAAACAAAATGAGATGCGAAAACAAGGTATCTACACCAGGGAGATAGACAAGTTAGCCACAACAGAATTCACATTTACAAGGTTCTTTGTACCATACCTAAATGACTACAAAGGGTGGGCGGTGTTCTGTGATTGCGATTTCCTTTGGAAGATCCCTTCAAAAGAACTTGAACAGTATTGTGATGATTCTAAAGCAGTTATATGTGTACAACACGATTATACACCTGAAGAAGGATCAATTAAAATGGACGCACAGATACAAACTGCATATCCAAGAAAGAACTGGAGCAGTATGGTACTGTGGAATTGTGCTCATCCAAAGAACAAAATACTAACACCGGAATTCCTAAACAAACAAACACCAAAGTTCCTACACAGGTTCAACTGGTTGGAAGATTCAGACATCGGTAGCTTACCACATGAATACAACTGGCTAGTCGAGTGGTACAAGGAACCTAAAGATGGCAAACCTAAGATACTACACTACACAGTAGGTGGACCATGGTTTGACGGATACAGAGATTGCGAGTATTCAGATGACTGGAAAAAGGAAGTGATCAATCTATTCTCAGCGTAATGAATTGGGAAAAACTTAAATTATCGCATTATCATAAAGAACCCGTAGAGTACATCCACACCTCAACTATATTTGATCAACAAGAGTACGATAAACTATATGAGAACCAGAACAATCTCACACACCAGGTGTGGAACGATTTTGATAACAAATATCGTGTTGGTTATCAATTTCTAGAAGACATAAGAGATATCAACAAAAACAAAGAAGTAATATGCTTATGGTTCTTTAAAGATCGTCTTGATCGCAGTGCAGGCATAGAGCTACAATTAGCAGGGAACACTATCAAGTATCATCAAAACACATTTCTAGTAACAGAGTCAACAGACATAAAGATACTAGAGGAGGAACACAAGTACAAATACATACGTAGACCAGTACTGCAGATAGATCTAAAGAAAGAAAAGTTTAACGAGATAGTAAATAGATTTAGATGATAGGAGAATATTTTTTAGATAAGTGTATTAATAGCACAACTATTAATGATCCATGGACTCATCAGATTATCAACGACACACTACCACAAGAGGATTTTAACACATTAAGAAAAGAATGTGAGGAGTTAGATGTACCAAAGGATAAACTTGTTCACATACATCCACAAGAATTTGAAAAACACAACATCTCATTCTACGACAAGATATACGATATAAGCAAGAGCATAAAAGATAATGCTAAACTTTTATGCGACCAGTATCCTGACTACCGGAGGTTTCCAACTCTAGGAGTCAATGCTCACTTGTCTATCACTCCACCGTTGCCATGGAAGTTTTACATACATCAGGAAGGATTAGATAAAAGTTGGAGCAGTGTAACATACATCACGCCAGAGAAGAATGTTGGTACTAAAATGTATTCTAATCAAGATGAGAACTCTTTTGTTGCTGAAGCACCGTGGCTTCCAAACTCTACTTTTATATTCTGTGGACAGCAAGGTAAAACCTGGCACAGCTATGAGAGTGACCAGTCCGAACAGAGGATAACATTGAATCTATTCCTCACGAAATCTAATTCAAAATGTTTTTATAGAGATTAATAGTAGATCTTGTCTACTTGATCAAATCCTTCATGTGTGGCTATGGTATTGCTGTTATTGAATCCCAACGTTGCCATGTAACTATCCATAGTGTCCTCATAAGGCATGTCTGGAAATTCTTCATCCTTGTATAGGTTTACTTCTTGTATTACATATTTGGCTCTTTTAAAAATTTCAGGGGCACCTTTCATTATCATAATCTCTGCACCTTGTACGTCCTGCTTGATTAGATCAAACTGTGCATCATCACCAACTAACTCATTTAATGTTTGCATCTGTTGTAGTTTGTAATCTTTATATACACCAAACACGCTAGAACCTTTTGTATAAGTGATTTTCTTCTTGTTACCTTTCTCTATTTCTAGCAAATGCATTTTAACTTCTCTATTTGAATCTCCTAGAACAGCTATGTGATAATGCGGAGTAATCTCTTTTAGCTTACGTTCGTGTTTTGCCCCGGCCTCTATACAAGTGTACACAGCATCCGGCCATATGGCTTTCACCTTGTTAGTCCAAAACCCATTCCATGCACCTATGTCTAGTATTGTCCCAGGCATGAATTTTTTTCATCCTTTAATTTTTTAAGATATTCATACATCATGATTTAAAATACACAACATCAGGCCAAGTTTTTATTAATATCTTGTAACCTAGATCCATTAAATATTTTTCTATTTCTAAATTACTACTGCCATACTTTTTGCTATTGTTGTTTAATTCTATCATTATATATTGCACATTTTCTAGGGTTTTACTTGCACCTTTGAGTACTTCCATTTCTAGTCCTTCTACATCTATCTTTAGCATATCAACAGTTGATAGTTCCATTGAATCTAGTTTAGAAATTTTAGTGTCTCCTTGTTCAAATAACACCCTTGTATTTTGTGTAGACGATTCTTTGCTCATCTTAATATAACCGTCCTCATTACCTATCGCTTGATTGTAAATTCTAACATGATTATACGGGCCAACATTACGTTGCAAACACGCGAAGTGTAATTTAGTTGGTTCATAGCATATAATATTTTTTGCATACTTCTGCATAGCAATGGTCCATGTACCGCACCATGCACCTACATCAACTATATTTGTTAATTTTTTATGCTGTGTATCACACCAACTAACAAACTGATTCAGACATCGATCCTGCATATGTGGGTATCCATTTTCTCTCCAATCCTCTATTTGTGCATCTGTCGATGGCACCCATATATTATTCTTTAATTTTTCTATTTTCATTTGTAAAGATGTAATTAAATTCGTTTTCGTTACGTTTATGTTTTGATTCTAGCACTAATCCCATGTCTATTATTTTTTGTACCAACTCTTTGTGTACATCATTTATTTCTACAAGAGCACTTTTACACTGCTGTAGAGTTGCCGATGATCCTTTTATTACACGATCTTCAAACCCATCAACATCTATTTTGATGTAATCCGGTTGTGGCAATATTTTCTTCCCTACAAGGAAATCTAGATGCATTTCTGTGCATCCGTGGTAGTAGTCTCCACGCTGTCCTACTTTATTCTCTGCTACTCCCTCATGCATGTTCTTAACATTAATAGTAGATAGGTTGATATTATTGCTTAATGCAACACAGAACGCCTGACACTTATCTAACTTGTTCAAGTTAATACTGTCCAACAAATTTTTATAACTAGCGGCGTGGGGTTCGAAAGAATAAACTGTATTCTCTTTTATTATTGCAGAATACAAAGTGTATATGCCAATATTCGCCCCTATATCAAAAAACACACTGTCCTTTTCAAAACTGTTGATCCAATTTATAGTCTCAGGTTCTTTGGATAGTATCCTATCAACCCTGTTTTTTATATATGTTTTCTGGTCTTTATTGTTAGCAAACATAATTTTTTTTCCTTTGATTGGAAATGAAAATGATTCTACTTCGTACTGTTTTAATTTTGGCATTATAATGTTCCTTTGTCTATTAATATTTCAACTGCCTTGCCGTTTGCAAACTCCTCGGGCGTGAACTGTTGATAGGCTAGACTGTACAGCCATTCCTCACAACCAACGAAATAAGGATTCTCTATGTCGGCAAGTTCCTGTCCTGACACGTCTTTAGCAAAACTCTTCTCGTCGCATATCACAGGTATTCCCATGCACTGTGCTTCCACGGCCGCTATCGAACAGCTTGTGACCAAACACCAAGCATCTTTTAGATCCTCCGACAGTGGAACAGTTGCCTCACTTGGTCCTGATGTTCCTCTTCCTCTAGGCTTGTGTCGTATTTTAATAGGCCTGTCTGTGTATCTTTTAATTTGATCTACTGTTTCTTTTGTCCAGTTAGGCCTGTCTAAGTAATCGTTGATTCCTGCAGAACTTGGACATACTAAAATATAAGATCCTTTGAAGTTAGGCGCTTTGATTTTTAACCCAAACTTTTCAAACCTGTCAGCTTTGCAATCTCGTATGTAGTTTGCGTGTATTTTGTTTTTACATATTCGCCAGTAATGATTATCTTGTTGTAAGTTGTTATTATCAAATCTACCAAAGTACGGAGTGTCTGTAAACCAAAAATTATGTTTACGTGCTTCTAACTTTTTAACCATCTGCTTGTTGTTGTTTACAAATCCCCAAAACATAGAGTTAGATACGGCATCTGTTTCAACCCGGTTATCTTCTAGGTTGACCCGTTCTGGCCACGACTCTTCTACCCCAGTAAACACTTCCCATGCTTTAGATTTATAGTTGTTATATGGTGCGTAGATTGTTAACATCTATAAATTCCTTTAGTTGTGTTGCCCAGTCTGTGTGTCCTTTAACAGATGGGTGTGGGTCGTTTGGACTTACTATTAATCTCTTATCTGAAATATATTCATAATGACTAATATCCGGATTAAAAAATCTATCCATATTAATAGCTTTTGCAATAACATCAAAGTCACTTACATTACTTTTAAAATCGTTTGGTAATGCGTTATACATTACATAAGGAATTTTTTTCCTTTCGAAATAATTTTGCAAATCAAAAACGTTGTCTAAAAAATTCATTATTGCATTGTTCTCAATATCCCAACCCATATTGCCTCTTATAAAACTAACATTATCTAGTGTTTTCCATGTTCGCCATGTTAAATCTGTACCAGGTATTCTACCTTTTTTCCAACCATCGTTAGTAACATAGTCATTCCTCATAGAGCTAGACCAACCTATAACTGCAAACGTATCCTTAAAACTATTTTGTTCAAACCATGTTTTAGTAGAAAAACTTATTCTGTTGTTTCCCCTGCCACCCATAGCAAGGTTAACTAATTCTAAGTTATAATTCTCTGATAAAATTTTGGTAACAAAAGTATCAACCCCGTCTTTAGGACGCTCTGTTAGGAAACTACAACCATTCGAAAATAATTTGAACATACATCTATTTTATAGTATAATTATTATAAATGCAAATGGTTAAAAATATAACAGACATAAAATACTTTCTAGAAAAATTTGAAATAGTTGATAACAGATACAATTACCAAGTAGATTATCATACTAGTGTTAACATCTCTTTTTCTTCACTCCCAACATTTGTAGCAGAATTTAAAAACTGTTCCGTGAACAGTTGTCCTGTTCTTGTAACAGAAAATCGACACTTAATAACAACTCATGTATGGAACCTAACACACCAGATTAGAAACAAACCGCAGAAGTCACATAAGTTATGGACCACGTGGGGAGACACTGTTGACATAATAATGCCTCCAATAACCAAACAGTTTAACGATGCATACAAATATGTGTGGTTACCTATAGATGAAGAAAGTGCAGTAAACCCGTGGCATATATTAATTGACGTTATATCTAAATTCCGTTTAATAGAAAAAAGATGGAGTAAAAACGTTAACAACTATATTTTTATATTAGCTAACCCCAGTCCGTATTTTAATAAACTTGCTAAAGAATTATTTCCGGAATTAAAATATTATGTTGTACCTAAAGGTGAGACTTGGAAATTTCAACATTTAATTGTTCCGTCGGCTAGTAATCACAATGACGGTGTATTAACACCGCCCCTTGCTCCATGGTTAAGGCACTTCAAAGGAAAATACCAAAAGTCTACCACACATAACAGAAAGATATACATTGAGCGGCAAGGATCACTTACAAGGAATGTTAATAATCATCACGAGTTGCTACTTGCACTTAAAGGATGGGAATCAGTTAGACTTGAAACAATGTCTGTAGCAGATCAAATTAAAACGTTTTCGGAGGCTTCACACATACTTGCTCCGCACGGTGCAGGATTAGTTAACTTGTTGTGGTGCAAGGAAGGAACAAAGGTTATAGAAATACAAGATGGTAATATGGTAGGTAAAAAAGTATACCCAATCCTTTCACACATGCTACAATTGAAACATGAACTTTATATTGCACCTACTGTACCAATAAAGATAGAAGGTAAAGAAAAACCTAACGGTGTTAAAAGACTAAATGATCTTATCAGTTTTAATATCAACATACCTGACTTAATTAAACATCTAGACTAAACTTGGTAAATTTTCACGTGGTAATGTAGCGAACTTAAATATGATTAATGAAGATAAAAATTATTACATCCTACAAACCAGGCACGTGGGAATCTTTTGCTAGACGAGGAATTCACTCAATGGCTAAACAATTTCCAAAAGAAGTAGACATAGTAATGTACTGCGAGGAACCACAACCAACAGACGTCGATACCAGAATTAAATGTGTAAACCTCAATAAAGTAGAACCTGAATTATTTAATTTTAAAAATAGATATAAGAACGATCCTGTTGCAAATGGTAAAATGCAACAAATTAATGGTGGGATAAGAAGATCACCTAACCTGCAAGGGTTAGATAAAGATAAAGATTCTTTCCTTTGGGACGCCGTGAGATTTTCAAACAAAGTTTTTTGCATAGTTAATGCTGTACGTAACTCCGAGGAGTATGATTACGTATTGTGGATTGACGCAGATACATTCACTTTTAGACCTGTGCCGATAGACTTCTTTGAAAATTTGTTGCCTGCTGATACTATGTTAACTTATCTGGGACGAGAAAATCCAACGCTTAACGATGGAGGAGTTTATCCGGAGTGCGGATTTGTTGGTTATAACCTTAAACATCCGGAGACACAGAATTTTATAAAAGATTGGGAGCAACTTTATATAACTGGGGAAGTTTTTGAAATACTTGAATGGCATGACTCATTTGTGTTTTGGCACCTATCAAAAATTTATAGAAAACAAAAAAATATTACAGTTAACGACATAGGCTACAACAAAGGGGTCAAAGGTCACCATGTATTCATTAATAGTGAATTAGGTTTGTATATGGATCACTTTAAAGGTAAAAGGAAACAAGCAGGAGTCAGTGCTAAGAAAGATTTACGTGTAAACCCTAATGCAACTGTTAATATACAGGAAATTGATTACTGGAAGAAAGTACCACAATGATAATACAAACAAACCGGAGAAAAAAATAAATGAAAAAGATTGCTTTTGTTACAGGAATGACAGGACAGGACGGTCCTTATCTTGCCAAACATCTATTAGAAAACGACTACAAAGTTTATGGGTTAGTCAAGAGATACAGTAACCCTAATTTAAGCAATCTAGATTACCTAGGTATTGAACATGATATCGAACTTATAACCGGTGACATAACAGATGATGCTAATATGAATCATCTTATGAGAACTCTCCGTCCAAATGAATTTTATAACTTGGCCGCACAAAGTTTCGTAGGTGCAAGTTGGGAACTCAACAAGCAAACAAGTGAAGTTAACGCTATAGGTGTTCTAAATATATTAAACGCAATAGTTGGACACAACCCTACAACAAAATTTTATCAAGCAAGTACAAGCGAATTATACGGAAATGCAAACACAGACGGAGTGCAAGATGAGAACACCCCATTCCATCCTCGTTCACCATATGGTGTTTCTAAGTTGTATGCTTATTGGATGACTGTTAACTTTAGAGAAAGTTACAGCTTACATGCTTCAAATGGTATATTGTTTAATCATGAATCACCAATTAGAGGAAAAGAATTTGTTACTAGAAAAGTAACAGACGGTGTTGCAAAGATCAAATTAGGTCTTGCTAAAAAACTTACACTAGGTAATTTAGATGCAAAAAGAGATTGGGGATTTGCCGGAGACTTTGTTGAAGCCATGTATCAAATGGTACAACAAAAAGAACCTGGGGACTATGTGGTGTGTACAGGGGTACAACATTCTATTAGAGAACTATTAACACATGCATTTGAAACTGCAGGAATTACAAATTGGGAACAGTATATAGAATCCGATCCTCGTTTTAAACGTCCGGCAGAAGTACATGCCTTACACGGATCGTATGCCAAAGCTAAAAAAGTTTTAAGTTGGAAACCGACAACATCATTTAACGACATGGTTGCTCTAATGGTCAATGAAGATATTAAAAGACTATCTCATGATCTACGTTAGTTCTACTGATCGAAAACTTACTGAGAAGTACGTTGATTGGGCAGTACAAGGATTACCAAGATCAACAAAGTTATTACCTAAAGAAATTATTAGTAAAAAAGATTGCAATAAGGTTGTGCTGTTTGGAATACTGCGTGGCACACACCTCGTTTATCAATGGGCAGAACAAAACAAAATTGATTTTTATTATATGGATAGACCTTACTGGGGAGAGGCCAGGAACAGTCCTTACTACACTAAAATTGTAAAAAATAATCATTTAAAGAATTGGCAAGAAGATAGACCCGATGATCGTTTTAAGAAATCATTTCCGTGGCCTATTAACAATTGGAACAAGGACGGTAAAAATATAATAGTATGTCCGCCATCAAACGCTATGAAAGAATTTTTCGGAGTACATAACTGGTTAGATAAAACATTAGAAATTCTAAAAGCAAACACCGACAGACCAATTATAGTAAAGAACAAAGGATATAATCCAATAATAGGATACAGTGACAATGGCGGAATGAGAGTAGTTGGTAAAGACAACACTGTACCAAGTGGACCTATTAATTGGAATGATGCTTATGCTGTTGTAACTTACAATTCAAATATAACATTAGAGGCCACTACAAGAGGCATTCCTTGTTTTACCGACGTTCATAATGCTTGTGCACCAATATCAGAAACAGATTTCTCAAAAATAGAAACACCTAAATATGTTGATAGGGAACCGCTATACCATTCAATGGCATACGGACAGTTTACAGCAGAAGAAATAAGCAACGGATATGCATGGAAGTTACTAGATGAAAGTTGAAATATTTAGAAGAACAGTAAAAGACAGACGTAGAGGAGCCAGTTATGATCTTCTCAAAACAATGGGCGAAGGCATTAGTGCCTGTGGTGATGAGCCCGTTATGATTAACGAAACGAAGACAGGGGAGTGGACTAAAGACGAAATGGAACCTACAGCACCAATTGGATGCATGTTTGGTTATGGTGGAGACAAACAAATGCACCACACTAAAGGCAGAAGACGAGACCTAGTAGAACGTGCAAAGAAAAAAGGCATACACATAATAACATTTGACGGAGGACTACTGTCAAGTTTTGGCAATGTACACGGCCCAACACATCATTGGCGAGTGTCATTAAATTCACCTATGAACAACGGAAACTTTCTATCAGCGGATAGCCCACCAGACAGATGGGAGGCAATGAAAGCTAGATGGAATATCAAATCGGATCCTTGGAGGAAATCTAATCTAGAAGATCCAATTTTGTTTGTATTGCAACCCAGCGACAACTGGAGCATGAACCAACTAGACCCAATTGAATGGTTCATGAAAGTATACAAGCAACTTAGACCGCTTACAAAAAGAAAGTTTATTGTGCGTCCTCATCCAAATCATGTAGTGGCCATGGAAAACCGTAAGGAAGACTTTCCCGACGATGTTGAACTTGTTATAGGACAAAAATACTTCGAAGGTGATGAGAAAAAGTATTATAGATTCCATTTCCAGGAGGCAATAGCTAATTGTCATGCTGTTATTACTCACAATTCTACAGCCAGTGTCGACTCTTGTGTTCGTGGTATCCCTACATTTGTTACCTCAGACCTTGCACTTTGTTGGCCTGTAGCCAACAAAGACTTATCTAAAATAGAATCTCCGGAGTATCCTGAAAGAGCACAATGGCTTAACGATCTAGGATATAAATTATGGAGCGAGAAAGAGATAGGAGACGGAACAGTATTCAAAAGATTTAAAGAAAAGTTAGGTTTGTAATGTGTGGTATATACGGTGTAACTGAATATAATCCAGAATTCATAAAACAGTTTATAGAAATTTGTAAGCACAGAGGACCTGATGGGTCAAGCATTTGGCATAACGATAACATCACGTTAGGACATAATCTGTTAAGCATAATGGGTGAACCAGGCAACGCAACACAGCCGTGGACCACTCCTAAAGGAAACAAACTAGTATACAATGGAGAAATATTTAATTACTACGACCTAAAAGAAAAATATAAAGACTTTAACGATACATCTGGTTGCGACACTGAACTTCTTGCGTGGGGATTAGATTCGTTTGGATTACAATTTATAGACGAAATTGATTCCATGCACGGATTTGCATACTACGAAGTGGACAAGAACACATTAACATTAAGCAGAGACCATGCAGGTATAAAACCTGTGTACTACGCAGAGATTAAAGAAGGGTTAGTATTTGGTTCTGAAATTAAAGGAATGTTAGACAAAGTTCCAGGTAGCAGAAAAATGGATAATCTTGCAGTTAGCTTTATGGCAAGAACAGGAATTAATGCTTTACGTAATACTTTTTTTACTAGCATCAAAAAATTGTTAGCAGGAGAAACAATAATTTATGATGTAGCCAATAAAAAAATTATACAAACTCATAGGGTGCATATTAAACCAACAAGCACACAAAAGTTTAGTAAAGTAGAATTTAAAGCCATGTTACGCAAGACAGTAGAAATGTGTTCTATTGGTAGGCGGAAGGTTGGGGTTTTCTTAAGTGGAGGATTAGACTCGAGTGCTATTGCTTATGAATTAAAACAAATCAAAGGTGAAGCTAATACCTTTACAAATAGGATGGAACCAAATGTTGTAACTGACGAGGATCATAACAGCGATGCTAATTGTGCCAAAGTACTTGCAACGCAACAAGGATTCACTCACACGGAAGTAGTAATAACTCCTCAAAAATATATCGAAATGTGGGATGACAGCATATACTACATGGAACAACCTGTATACAACCCTAGCATGTCTATGTACTGTTATACTAATAGATTCTTATCACAAGACAACATTGTCGTAACACTGGCTGGAGATATGGGAGACGAGATACTAGGCGGGTATACTAGATACTGGAAACTATTAAGAAATAAAGAATATCTAAACAAGCAATTAGGAAAAACACAAATAGAAAGTTGGGACGACGTACTAAAATTATGGCTACAAAGAATAAAGCGTCCGTTGAACCTATCAAACAATCCTGTTAGTGATTCGACGTTATTAGAAGAATTTAAAAAATGTTACCCCGGTGACTTATGGAATCCAGAGGATCCTGTTGGTTCTTTTATGGCCCTAGATTGTGTTGCACAAGTTCCTGAAGAGATGTTTAGTAGGAACGACAAGTACGGCATGGCTCACGGGATGGAAGGACGTTTCCCATTTGCAACTAAAATGTTTATGAAATATTGTATGGGTATGCACACTGAATTAAAAATAGGCCTCAACAAGAGTGATACTAAACTTTTTATAAAACAAACTTACAACGAAATACTGCCTAATCAAATTATCAACAAACAAAAAACTGGGTGGACTGTCCCAGTCAGTAATTGGCTATCATCAAATACCAATATTGCTCTTACAGCATTTTATAAAGAAAGAACAGGTAGTAATGCGATGTCGGGCAAGACAGTAGTACCTGCATGGATTGTTAGTGACTGGATTAAAAAGTACAACATGACTAGATAGATTAAATATCCATATTATGAAAATTAAAGTTATAACATCATACAAACCCGGCACATGGAACGATTATGCCAAGAGAGCAGTTGACAGTGTATTAGAACATTGGCCTGCTGACACTGACGTTGCTGTGTATCACGAAGCACAAACACAAGATGTTTTTGATCATCCTAGAGTACAATGGATTGATGCACATGCCGTGCAACCAGAGTTATTAAAATTTAAGAACAAATATAAAAACGATCCAATTGCTAACGGCGAAATACAAGAAATACCAAACGGTATTCGTAGACCGGGCCTTATGCCAACAAAAGGTTCATTCCAATGGAACGCTGTAAGATTTGCAAACAAAGTATTTTGTGTGACCCATGCTGTAAAATCATCTCCCGACTATGATTATGTTATATGGTTAGATGCTGACACATATTCCTTTAGACCAATGCCAAAAGAATTTTTAGAAAACTTATTACCATCAGATACAATGTTAACGTATCTAGGTCGTACAAACCCGGATCTAATAGATCAAGGGAAAGATCCAGAGTGTGGTTTTGTTGGTTACAATTTAAATCATCCTGAGATACAAAATTACAACAACGACTGGGAAAAAATGTATACCAGCGATGACGTTTTTAAACTGATCCTAGGATGGACCGACTGTTCTACATTATGGCACCTATCAAAGTTATACCAAAAAGAAAAAAATGTTAAAGTTAATGACATTGGACGTTGGAAAGGAGTTAAAGGTCATCATGTATTCATTAATAGTGAACTGGGCTTATACATGGACCACTTTAAAGGTAACAGAAAAGAAGCAGGTGCTAGTGCCAAGAAAGATTTCAAACCACAAACACTCGAAGCCACAAAAGATATAACAAACCTAGATTACTGGAAAAAAATATAATATACTTGCGTTATGAAAATAGAAGTTTGGACAGAACATGGACCTCAAAATTCAAAACCAATATTTGAAGCATTCATAAAAAGTTTAAGAGATGCCGGAGAGGAAGTAGTACTCAACAAGTCATGTAATGCAGACGTGGCAGTGATATGGAGTGTATTATGGCGTGGCCGTATGGAACGTTACAAGATGATATGGGAAGAATACAGGAGGAACAATAAACCTGTAATTGTGCTAGAGGTAGGCGGACTACTCAGGAATGAAAGTTTTAAGATAGGTATCAACGGCATTAACCGGAAGGCGGACTTTGCAAATCAAACGTTTGACGACAAGCGTTGGCCGTTGTTCAAACACACCTTGAAGCCGTGGAACTCAACAGGAGACATTATTGTGATATGCGGACAACACGATGCATCAGAGCAATGGAAAGGGCTCCCAAAGATGGAAGTGTGGATAAAACAACAGATAGAAGAGATTAGGAAATACACAACCCGTCCTATACTGGTTCGGCCCCACCCGCGGAATGAAATTAATTTCTCTGATAAAGATTTTGTAAATGTTAAAGTGCGTAAACCAAAAAGAGATTATATGACATACGACGACACAGACTTTAGAGCCGCACTGGAGAGGACCTGGGCAGTAGTAAATTACAGTTCTAATCCTGCCATGGAAGCAGTTATTAAGGGTGTACCGGTATTTGTATCCGAGGCTAGTCTGTGTCATGCTGTAGGTAATACAAATCTAGGTGACATTAACACACCGGCACAACCTAACAGAATAGAGTGGGCACACAAACTTGCATACACTGAATGGTTTAAAGACGAGATAGAACAAGGATTACCATGGGCTAGGATTAAAAATAGATTAGAGGAAAAATATTTAAAATGAAAACATTTATATTGCCAAAAAAAAATGTAGTCGAACCTATCACATGGAAACAGTACAAAGGGGAGACAGTTGTAGTTAATACTATTATACGTAAAGGGCAACGTATACAAGAGACTGCCTTCTACGAAGACAAAGTGAAAGTTGTGCCTACCGGCAACGCCTACTGCATAGGAAACGGACCATCGCGAAAAGATTTTGATCTAAACAAACTTAAACAGTCAGGACAAGTGTATGGATGTAATGCTGTGTACAGAGACTTCCTGCCAGACTTTATATTTTCAGTAGACACCAAAATGACTCAGAAGATGGTAGAAGACGAAGTAGGATTAAAGACTACGCATTATGCACCGTCATTAGAAGTAAACAGGAAACAATCTAAAGACATGTTAAATCTTATACCAAACAATCCTCACTGGATCTCAGGCAACGCGGCCTTCTGGACAGCAGGAGTGCATGGACACAAAAACATTTACTTGTTAGGATATGATTTCCGAGAGTATGGCAAAGGAGAACTAAACAATATCTACCAAGACACAGACAACTACGGAGAACGACACAGCGACAGTGTATTTGAAGGGTGGCTAAAACAATTTAGAGATATGTTAAAAATGAGACCTTATGTTAATTACACAGTAGTACATGACGATCCTCCTGAATACATGAATCATCTGCAGACAGGAACAGATCACGGAAACAGCAAAGTAATAAGTTATAAAGAATTTGAAGAAACTGTATTAACCAGTTCTTGAAAGATCTAATCCAGCTAATCTAAATTTAGTTTTGAAAGCGTAAAAATTAGCATTGTGGTTTGAATAAGGATCTTCTATAATGGTCATCTGATATAAATGCACCATCTCGTGTGCTAATGTCTCAATGAAGTCTCTCCATGTAGGATAGTTTGAATGTAGTTCTATAGCAAATTCGATCTCACACTTACCATACGGAATCACACTCTGGTCATAGGTACCTTTCCTACATTTCCTATTGTCCCAGTTTGCCCAACATCTTCCCCAGTCTCCGGTCATTCTTAGTATGTAAAGAGGAACAGTTGGTAATTTATTATTGAACAATCCTGCATTCAAATGTCTGAACCAGGTGCTTGCCAGTGATGATGTGGGTTTGAACCCTACAATGTTCTTACGTCTAGTCAGAGTATTTTCCAACTTGATCTTTAATGCTTTTCTCTGGCTGTATGTTTTTTTCTTTATTTTCTTCATGGTTGACAATATTACCAAGTATGCTATAATATATTAATAATTATCTAAAAACACATGGACAATATGCACACAGATTTACCAAAAACTATTAACGAAGCACTCAAAATACTAGCATATAATGATTATTTCTGGTCAGATCCCCAAAAGGCCCATATCAAGCCCCACCCCAAAGATCAGGAAACTGTGAGATCACTGGCAGAATCCCAGTATGTGTGGACAGAAAAACAGGCCAGATTAGCACTAGTGATCCTGAAAAGATACCTTACTAAATTCCAAGCACACGGAATGGATATAAAATCATTGCTAGACAACCCAATATACGAAGATGAATACAGGGTAATCAGCTTCAACAAGAGCATAGAGAAGTTCCAGGACGATAACGGAGTGGACAAGATAGAAGTGAGATTCCCTTACCATAAGAAAATAATACAACTAATCCGTGTGTTAAAGGACAAGCGTGACCTTCCTACTGGGTATGCTCGGTACGACGGTGAAGCAAAGCATTGGACATTCATACAGTCAGACGTAACAACATACTATCTAACCTTGATTGCTGTGAGATACGATTTCAAATTTGTTGACGACACATTGTTAGACGAGTACGAGGAGATTAAAAAAGAAATAATAAGCCACAAGAAACCAACAGCAAGATTAGTTAACGGAAGAATAACAGTAGATAATGCACCAGACTCCTTACAGGAGTATTGGGATCAAAATTTAAAAGAGAAGTCACTACTGGAACAAATAGATTCCTTAAAGAACTTTAACATACAGACTGGTGGATTGAACGTTTCGGCTAAAACAACACTAGGTCACAAGATAGCACATAACAACTACCACAAGCTATGGATAGACTCAATAGATTATAGCAAGAAAGAAGTTGTAATGGGACTAATGGAATTGGATTGCTTTCCGTTAATGATGCCAGTGAGCGGGGAAATGGATACAGAAGACGAAGTTAAAGAATTTTGGGATTGGATGAATGCATTTAAGTCACAAGGAATAGACATATTGACGCAGTGTGCATGGGGCTTTGATGTTAAAGAACCTGTGTACATGAAAGATGCCGACAACGAGTTTAACCAAAGGCAGATGTTAATCAACAACAATAAATCTAGAGAGTTCTTTGAGAACCTGTACGAAATCAACCAAATGAGCAAACAGTTTAAGTTTATTAACAAGGATACTAAAATTATGTTTGTTAGGAACAGAATACCAAGAGCGTTAATTAAGAGTAAAATAAAACCAAAAGCCTCGTTGGTAACATTAGGTGGCGGTTATTATGCAACAGGTACGGATAATCTCAAAAGACTTCTTGAGAATCTTCCAAAAAAGTTGTATTATAATGATCACCAACCAAGTAGTTGGGATTGGCACGATCATATAATAGTGAAACTTTAATTATGAGTAGTTGTAAATTAATAATCAAGGACGAAGTAAACGTCAAATTTGAAAACCTTTCGTTAGATTGGCGGAAGAGGCTATCCAACAAATTCAAATACGAGATACCGTATGCTAGACATCTTCCAGCAGTCAAGCTAGGTAGATGGGACGGTAAGGTGTCATTCTTTGGTTTGGGTGGTACAACTTATCTTAACCTAGTTGACCAAATACTTCCTATTCTAGAAGATGGTGGGGTGTATGTAGAGATGGAAGATCACAGAGAACAACACAACTTTGAATTTAAAACCATAGACAAAGAGTACCTGTCGCACATCACATGGCCTACTAATCACCCAATGGCCGGACACCCTATCGAATTAAGAGATTATCAAGTAGAGACAATAAACAAATTTATAGAAAATCCCCAGTGCATACAAGAGATAGCCACTGGAGCAGGTAAGACAATTATCACTGCGGCATTGTGCCAATTAGTCGAACCATATGGACGTACCCTAACAATAGTGCCAAACAAAAGTTTAGTAACACAAACAGAGGAAGACTTTATTACTTGTAATTTAGATGTTGGCGTGTACTTTGGAGATAGAAAAGAGTTAGGCAGATTTAATACTATTGCAACATGGCAATCACTAAACATATTAGAAAAGAAAAGCAAAGACGAACATTCAGAAGCATTTGCAGAAGCGATAAAAGGAATCAACACAGTGATAATTGACGAAGTACATATGGCCAAGGCAGATGTTCTTAAAAGATTATTAACTGGACCGTTTGCACATTGTGGCATACGTTGGGGCCTAACAGGAACAGTGCCCAAAGCAGAGTATGAGTTTATGGGTTTGAAATGTAGCATAGGTGACGTCACCCATAGAATACAAGCCAGTGAACTGCAAGACAAAGGAGTACTTGCAAACTGTCACGTGAATGTTTTACAAACACAAGACCATCCGATGTTTAAAACATATGCAGAAGAACTTAAATGGCTTACAACTGACAAAGTTAGAATGGCCTGGGTAGCAAAAACTATAAAAGATATATCAACATCGGGTAACACACTAATACTAGTTGACAGGATATCAGCAGGAGAAATATTACAAGAACAATTAGAGGGTTCGGTATTTGTATCTGGGTCCACTAAAAACGTAGACAGGAAGGAACAATATGATGAAGTATCTACTGCAACAAATAAAATTATTATCGCCACATATGGAGTTGCCAGTGTTGGTATTAA